TATCATAGCTAATACTGATACACAAGATTCATATGGTGATAATAACAAATTTAAAGAAGAAGCTGAGGGTATCGTGTTTAATGAACAGAACCCATTCGGTGAACTCTCAACGTATCATAAGGCTCCATAATGTTAAACGGACAAACCTACTATCATGGTGCTATTAGAAAGACGATCGTTTCTTTTGGTCGTTTATTCTCTGACATCAAGATCGCGCGACAAGGCAGTGATGGAGAAGTCGCACAAACTGTAGCAGTTCCACTTGCTTATGCTCCTAAAGAAAAATGGTTGGTTCGTATCGATTCAGATCCAAACCTTAAGAACAATACATATACATCTTTACCGAGGTTATCATTTGAGATAACCGGTTATCACTATGATTCATCGCGTAAGACTAATAAGATGAACCAAATTAAGTGTACAGATGCTACGACAGCATTAAACCCTAACGCAAAGTCTGTATTCTCTCCTGCTCCATATAATATCGATATCAGTTTATATGTATTGACTAAGACACAAGAAGATGCTATGCAGATCATCGAACAGATCTTACCTATCTTTAATCCTGAATATACACTATCTGTTAATGCAGTGCCTGAGATGGAGATCGTACAAGATATCCCAGTCATCCTCAATTCTATAAACGTAGAAGACAACTATGATGGATCTTTTCAAGAGAGACGCTTCGTAGTACATACACTTACGTTCACTCTTAAGACTAATATATTTGGTCCAGTTACATCTGGCGGCGTTATCCTTACTGCTAATGCTAACTTATCCATACCTGGTAGAAAATATACTGCAGTAGCTACTGCTCCAGCAGATCCAGTAACAGAGAATTGGGAAGCACAGTTCTAATGTCAAAGAACTATAATGCCAATAGTCAGTTAAAGGCCGCTGGTGTAGTAGTACCTTTTACTGAAGAACAAGTCAAAGAGTACATGAAGTGTGCTGCTGACCCGATATATTTTATTGAAACGTATTGTAAGATCATATCACTTGATCATGGTCTTATTGATTTTAAACTATATGATTGCCAAAAGGAAAAGGTGAAGATAATACATGATAATAGAAAAGTCATCCTTATGGAAGGTCGTCAACAAGGTAAGACGACAACTAGTGCAGCATATATTTTATGGTATACCCTATTTCAGGAATCGAAACAAGTCGCGATCATGGCTAACAAAGCCACCGCCGCCCGTGAGGTCTTATACAGGTATCAGTTGATGTATGAGAACCTACCTATGTGGTTACAGCAAGGTGTTACTACATGGAATAAGGGAGATATAGAACTTGAGAACAATTCAAAGGTGTTCACTGCAGCTACGACATCTTCTGGTATCCGAGGTAAATCTGTTAACATGCTATATGTGGACGAGGCCGCAATCATACCTAATAATGTAGCCGATGACTTCTTTACTTCTGTTTACCCAACGATATCTGCGGGTGAAACAACAAAGATCCTATTAAGCTCTACTCCATTGGGTTATAACCACTTCTGGAAGTTTTGGAACGATGCTGAGAATGGTCGAAACGACTTCGTCCCACTTTATATACCATACACACGTATCCCAGGCAGAGATGAAAAATGGGCAGAAGCACAAAGGAGACAGCTTGGTGAACTAAAATATAATCAAGAGGTTCTGTGTACCTTCTTAGGTTCTGCACTCACTCTGGTGCGCTCAGATGTGATCGGGAGACTATCTCCTGCTAGGATCATATATAGTAAGGATGGTTTGGATGTGTATGATAAACCTATTAAGGACCATACATATTGTTTAGTTGCAGATACAGCTAAGGGCGTGGGTGGAGACTATTCAACGTTCTCTATCATAGACATCACAGAAGCACCATATAAACAAGTGGCAAAATATAGGGATAACCAGATTAGTCCTATGTTATTCCCATCGATCATATATAAAGTAGCTACAGAATATAACAGCGCATACGTATTATTAGAAGTTAACTCTTCTGAACAAGTAGGATCGATCCTATACTCTGAGATGGAGTATGAGAACATCCTATTTGTAAATAGAAATACAGACGGACAAGTAGTATCAGGAGGCTTTGGTGGTGGTAAAACCCAGCTTGGAGTCAATACTGATAAGAAAGTAAAGCGGATTGGTTGTATGAACTTCAAGGCCTTAATAGAAGAGTCTAGACTCTTGGTACAAGACATTGATACTATACAAGAGATATCCACCTTCATCGAGAACAATAAAGGCTCATATGAGGCTGATGAAGGGTATCATGATGACTTGGTTATGACACTGGTGTTATTTGGATGGTTGACAACAAACCCATACTTTAAAGACCTTAATAATATTAATATTAGGCAATTAATGTATGAAAATCGTATTAAAGCTATTGAAGATGAGCTAACCCCATTTGGATTCTATGATGATGGGCAAAATGGCCGGGACGAACAGGTCCTATTGAATTTTTAGAAACTATAAATATAGGTATAGAGGTGACTCTAGACTTATATCATAAAAACACATAATTTAAGGAGAAACAAAAAATGCCGTTCCAATTATCTCCAGGAGTTGCGGTAGTAGAGAAAGATTTTTCGAGCATCATCCCTGCGGTGGCAACATCTGCTGGTGGTTTTGCTGGTACATTTGTATGGGGTCCAGTAAATGAACCTGTAACAATTTCATCTGAAACAACATTGGTTCAAAGATTTGGTAAACCAACAGATACGACAGCACAATCATTCTTCACTGCAGCAAATTTCCTTGCATATACAAACAACCTATTAACAGTACGTGTAGATACAGATAGCTATAATTCTACAGCTTCTGGTGCTACAGGTGCTACTAAGATTAAAAATGAAGATGATTACACTACTAATTTTTCTACTGGACAAGGTACAGTTGGAGAATGGGCAGGTAAGTATCCAGGTGCTTTAGGTAACTCAATTGTCGTTGAAATGGCAGATGCTGATACATATGACGCTTGGGATTATAAAGACAACTTTAATGGTGCGCCAGGTACTTCAGCTTATGCTGAAGCTGCTCAGCTTACAACACCAGCACTCGACGTTAACGATGAACTTCATATCATTATTATCGATAAAGATGGTAAATGGACAGGTGTTGCTGGAGGAGTATTAGAGAAATTTGCTGGTGTATCTAAATCTTCAGACGCTAAACAAGCTGATGGTACAAACAACTACTATAAAGATGTGATCAATTCACAATCTAAATATGTATGGTGGATGGATCATACTACTGCAGTTGAAGTTTCTGGTACTGCTTGGGGTACAGCGGTTACAGACGGCACAGTATACAAAGCATTATCAGATGCATTAAGTAAGCCTTTAAAAGGTGGTGTTACTGATGAAACAGCTACAGATGGTAAAATCATCGATGGCTACATGTTATTTGCAAATGCTGAACAATATGACATCTCATTATTACCATTAGGTAAAGTAAACCCTGCTGTTGCTATAGCGGTGATTAATGATGTTGCAGAAACAAGAGCAGACTGTGTGGTATTCGTATCTCCAGTTAATAAAGGTTCAGGTGATATCATCATCGGTTCAGCTGATTCAAATATTACTGAGATCACACAATTCCGTGATGAGTTACCAAGCTCTTCATATGCTGTGTTAGATTCTGGTTACAAATATCAATATGATAGATACAACGACAAATATAGATGGGTCCCACTCAATGGTGATACAGCTGGTCTTTGTGCACGTACAGATTACACAAATGATCCATGGTGGTCACCAAGTGGTTTAAATCGTGGTCAAGTTAAGAACGTTGTTAAGCTTGCTACTAATCCAGACAAGACACAAAGAGACACACTGTACAAAAAAGGTGTTAACCCAGTAGTTAACTTCCCTGGTCAAGGTACAGTTCTCTTCGGTGACAAGACACTTCTTTCAAGACCAAGTGCATTTGATCGTATCAACGTACGTAGATTATTCATCGTACTTGAAAAAGCAATCGCAACAGCTGCTAAGTATCAACTATTTGAGTTCAATGATTCATTCACAAGAGCTCAATTCAAGAACTTAGTAGAACCGTTCTTAAGAGATGTACAAGGTCGTCGTGGAGTTACTGACTTCAGAGTTAAGTGCGATGACACAAATAATACTGGCGAAGTTATCGACCGCAATGAGTTTGTTGCCGATATCTTTATTAAACCTAATCGCTCCATCAACTTCATTACTTTAACTTTTGTTGCAGCAAGATCATCAGTTAACTTCACTGAAATCGGTGCATAGCATATAAATAACAATAGGAAAATAAAGGAATAAACTATGGCAAATATTAGCGATTTTAAAGCCCAACTGATTGGTGGCGGAGCTCGCCCGAATCAGTTTAGAGTGGAACTAACCTTCCCAACATATGTTACAGGTGGAACTTTTGCAGGTATACAAGGACAGTTTTTGTGTAAATCGGCTCAACTACCACAATCAACTGTAGAAAACATGCCTGTGCAATATAGAGGACGTGCTGTTAACTTTGCAGGTGAAAGAACTTTTGCACCATGGACTGTAGCTATCTACAATGATACATCTTTCAGTATCAGAAATGCTATGGAAAAATGGTCAGATGGCGTGCAAAACCACAGTCAAACAAATGGTCGTACAAACCCACGTGATTACCAAGTAGACTTGAGCGTGTATCAATTAGACCGTAACGGAGCTATCGTTAAGGCTTATAAGTTCCATGATGCATACCCAACAAACATTGGTGCGATCGCAGTTGACTACGATACAGTAAACCAAATGGAAATTTTTGACGTTGAATTTACTTACAACTATTGGACATCAAACACAAGTACAGCAGGTTCCAACTTTAGTGTTAACGTTGCTGTTAATACTCCGCTTGGTACATTACCAGTTCCACTTGGTTAATCCAAGTTACCGGTAATTAATATTATAGGGATTATATAATGGAAATCTTTGGTTTCGAGATAGCAAAGAAAAAAGTCAAACGTGCGCAGGGAACAGAAGTTGTAACACCTGCGCCGGATGACGGCTCTACGGTAATATCTACACTTGGAGCTGCAGCAGCCTATTATGGCATGACTGTAGACCTTGAGGGTGTTATCAAGAATGAGAATGATCTAATTCGCCGATACAGAGAGATATCTCAGTACGGTGATTGTGACAACGCTGTAGAAGACATCGTTAACGAAGCTATCGTTGCTAATAGCAATGAACAGCCAATTGAGATCGTCTTAGATGACGTTAAGCTTTCAAGTTCTGTAAAGAACATGATCACAGAAGAGTTTAATGAAATCCTTAAGCTGTATAGGTTTGGCACAAAGGGTCATGATATATTTAGGTCATGGTATGTTGATGGTAGATTATACTATCACATCCTTATTGACAACGAGAATATTAAGAATGGTATTCAAGAACTACGTTATATTGATCCAAGAAAGATCAGACGTATTAAGAATGTCAAAAAAGGTAAGAACGATAAAGGTATCGACGTCGTTGTAGGTATAGAAGAGTTCTACATCTATAATGATAAGGGTATCAACGAGAATACAAGTCAGGGCGTTAAGTTATCGATTGATTCGGTAATCTACTGTCCTTCAGGCTTGATCGATCAGAACTCTAACTCTATGTTAGGGTATCTACATAAAGCGATCAAACCCGTTAACCAATTGAAGATGATCGAAGATGCTTTAGTAATCTACAGAGTATCGCGAGCACCTGAAAGAAGAATATTTTACATTGATGTAGGTAACTTGCCTAAGCTTAAAGCTGAGCAATACGTCAATGATATCATGAATAAGTATAGAAATAAAGTTGTCTACGATGCAGCCACTGGCGAGATCAGAGACGACCGTAA